AGACAAATATCTATAAAATTATCAAGGAGAAGACGATGGCATTTCAGCTTTCACCTGGCGTTGTAGTAACGGAACAGGATCGAACAACAGTTGTCCCAACAGTTGCAACCACATCTGGAGGTTTCGCAGGCGCATTCCAATGGGGCCCTGTAGAAGAAGTAACAACTGTAGATTCAGAAACAAATTTAGTTAATGCGTTTGGTAAACCAAATGACACTACCGCAGGTTATTTCTTTACCGCTGCAAATTTCTTGTCGTATGGTAACAATTTAAAAGTAGTCCGCGTTGTAGATAAAGGTGTTGCAAGAAACGCTGTTACTAGACCCTCTGGTATAGTAACAGGTGTTAACATTCCTGCAAATAATACAACCGACCAAATATATTTTACCTCTACTGCAAATTTAACTGCCTTTTTTGATATAGATCAATTTGTTATTACTCGTGCAACAGGCACTCCTGTTTTAAATACTAGTAATGGTAAGGTAACAAGCTTAACAGTTTCATCTACAGGTTTTGGATATAATACTGCACCTACTGTTACCATAATAGGAGGTTCTCCTACAAGTACTGCAACCGCAACTGCGACACTATCAAGCGGGCAACTATCTAATATATTTGTATTAAATGGAGGTAATAATTATACCACTTTATCAAATGTTGTAATACAAAATCAGGATTCTACATCTGCGCGAGCAAATCTAGTAGTAAGATTTAAAATGAGAGATGCCAATATTTCTGTTATTGGATCTAATTATGATGCCAATGCAAATATTGTATTCTCGGGTAATATCGAAGCAACTGGCGTACATGCCACAGCAAATTTAGTTATTACCAATGGCAACATTACCGGTGTAACAGTAGTAACACAGGGCAATGGTTATATAGGTGCACCGAACGTAACAATTAATAGAAACAGCGCAAACGTTGGGACTGATGCAACTGTGGTTGCAAACGTTGCATATGGTTATATAGATCGTATTACTATTGATAATCCCGGTGTTGCTGGATACGCCTTAATACCTAACGTAACAATTAATAGAAATAATCTGTTAGGCGGTACCAATGCTGCGGTTCAAGCTCGTATTAGCGCATTTGTTAGTATATTAACTCTAACTGCAAATGGATATGGTTATGTAGGTACACCTTCCGTACAAATTGATCCCGCGGCAGATGATTTAAATTTTATTACTGCAAATGTTGCAGCAAATGCAACAGTTAAATATCCTTTACAATCGGTTACTATAACAAATGCGGGGTTGGGATATACATCAAATGCAAATGTTGTTTCTATCTTACTTAGTAATGTATCACAATTACAAACTACCTCAAATATATCTTTAGCTCCACCTGTTATAACAAATGGCGATAATTTTATTTTAAATTATTCTTCTGGTGGTTTACCATTTGGTGAATTTGCTGCAAGATATCCTGGTGCTTTGGGAAACACCCTTAAAGTTTCTATGGCGGATTCCGCGACCTATAGTACATGGTTATATAAGTCGCAATTTAACGGTACTCCTGGTACATCTGCATATGTTAGCGAAAAATCTGGTTCTAATGATGAACTGCATATTTTAGTTATAGATGTGGATGGATCCTGGTCAGGAACTGCTGGCACAATATTAGAAAAATATGCATATTTATCTAAGGCATCTGATGCTAAGAATAGCGATGGCTCAACCAACTATTATAAGAATATAATTAATAATCAATCTGAATATATTTGGTCTTTGGATCATCCAACCGACGTTACAAGCTGGGGAGCTGAAGCAAAATTAACAGCATTTGGAAGTTTGGCAGCAAACGTAACAACCACACTAACTGGCGGCGTTTCAGGAGATAGTGTTTCTACAGGAAATGTTTCAACAGGATATGCATTATTCTCAAATGACGAATTGTATGATGTAGGTTTAATTCCAATGGGACCAACAACTGCAGTAGCTGCTGTTAATGCTGCGATTGCTATTGCTGAATCAAGAAGAGACGCTGTAGTGTTTGCTTCTCCTCCTTATGTGGATATTGTTAATACTACTGGACAAGCAGATAAGATTGTTACTTATAGAAATCAATTAACATCTTCATCTTATGCAGTTCTAGATACTGGTTGGAAATATCAGTATGACCGATATAACGACAAGTACAGATATGTTCCCCTAAACGGCGACATTGCTGGTCTTGCAGTAAGAACAGATCTAATATCTGATCCTTGGTTCTCGCCCGCAGGTTATAACAGAGGCGTAATTAAGAATTTGGTTAAACTAGCTTATTCACCTACTAAAACAGATAGAGACACACTATACAAGAGCGGGGTCAATCCTGTAGTAACATTCCCTGGCCAAGGCACATTATTGTTTGGAGATAAGACTCTTCTATCAAGACCAAGTGCATTCGATAGGATTAATGTTCGCAGATTGTTTATTGTTCTTGAGAAGTCTATTGCAACTGCAGCAAAATTCCAGTTATTCGAATTTAACGATCCATTTACAAGAAATCAATTTAAGAATATTGTAGAACCATTCTTAAGAGATGTACAAGGTCGCAGAGGCATAACAGAATTTAAAGTAGTTTGCGATGAAACTAATAATACTCCCGCAGTCATAGACAGAAATGAATTTACTGCAGATATTTTCATTAAACCATCAAGAGCTATTAATTTTATTCAGTTAAATTTCATAGCAACAAGAAGCGGTATTTCTTTTGAAGAAGTTGGCGCTTAATAGGAGATCCAAATGGATATATCAACATTTAAAAGTAAATTAGGCGGCGGTGGCGCAAGACCGAATCAGTTTGAGGTAGTTATCAATTACCCAGATAGTCTAGGTCAAAAGGCCGGAGATTTTGGAAGATTCTTAATAACTACCGCTGAATTGCCTGGGCAAACGATGGGAGTTACTCCCATTTATTATAGAGGCCGTTTAATTAAATTGGCAGGCGATAAGGAATTTGCTCCTTTTAGTTGTTCCGTAATTAATGACAGTGAGTTTACTGTTAGAAGCGCATTAGAGGAGTGGATGAATCTTATTGAGAATAGATTAAATAAAACGGGTTTGCAAAACCCAGGAGATTATCAAAAGGTAATTGAGATTTCTCAAAAAGATCGTAACGATAATGTTTTAAGAAAATATACATTGGATGGAGCCTTTCCGGTGGAAGTTGGCCCAGTTCAATTAGATTTTGGTAGTAACGATCAAATCTCAACATTTGGAGTATCGTTTCAATATCAGACATTTAGTATTGTGGAAACGCCTGCGGCGACGGCATTACGTAGTTTTTTCCCGGGTTAACAGTAATATTTTTGAAAGAATTTAATTATGGCAGTTAAGCTATTTGGCTTTACCTTTGGTCGAGATGATGCGGATGACCAACCGATAACAAAGAATAAACAGGGATTCGCCACACCTATATTAGATGATGGTGCGTCTACTGTACAGGCAGGCGGATATTTTGGTACGTATGTTGACTTAGATGCAACTACAAAATCTGAGTATGAGTTGATTACTCGCTATAGAGAAGCAGCATTATATCCAGATACTACTGCAGCTATTGATGAAATTTTAACTGAAGCAATTGCAGCAATTGATGACGAAGCGATTGTCAAAGTAAATTTAGATCAGCTTGACATACCTGATGATATTAAAGATACTATTGAAAAAGAATTCGATACAATATTACAGTTGCTAGATTTTAGCGATAAAGGTTATGATATCTTTAGACGTTGGTATGTGGATGGTAGATTATATTTTCAAAAGATCATTGATACTAAAAACCCAAGAAGAGGTGTTTTGGAACTTATTCAAATTGATCCTAGAAAAATTAAAAAATTACGTGAGATTAAGAAAGAAAAAGACAGAGATACCGGCGTAGATCTAATTAAATCTGTTGATGAATTTTTTGTTTATAATGACAAAGGATTAACTTATAATCCAACCTATTCCAGTACTGCAAACCAGGGTATTAGAATAAACACAGATGCAATTTGTTTCGTGCCATCTGGTCTATTGGATTATGATAAGAATATAGGC